TTTTTCTTTGTCTTTTTGGAAAAACATCTAAGTGATTTCCACCATAAGACCTAACATATCGTTTTGCACCATCATCAATCAAATACATAAACGCTCTTTGTGCCAATCTTTTACGATATCTTCCCTTTTTCTTCTTTTTTGACAAATTTTTCAGTATCGGCATGTATCTTTGTCTATAAAGACTCGAATCGTTGTCAATATATAGCTTTAGCTCTTCCATTTCTTCTGAAAGACTGGCCTCTGTTAATAAATCTGTAAGTTTTATCACTTATCCTTCCCCATCATTATTTCATGTCGTAATTCTTCGAGTTTCTTAATCCACTCGGTTAATTTTTCAATCATATAGTTCTTACTAACATCTTTGCGGTGTATTTCTGTGTGCCATCTTTTCAATAAAGTCGAAATACTATACAAAGAGTCCATGTAAGACTTTTTGCGTTCTTCGAAAGGCATTTCTTAGTGTAGTTGACCGACCTTATTTGCTAATCGAACTAATCTCTCGCTAATTTTACTTAAAGCTTTGTGTGTATTCTTCCAATAATCTCGTGAATCCACATTCAACTCGTTTTTTAATTTAACATTATACCTAACAACTCGTTCTAACTCTGTGAGATTGTCACGAGTTTCCCTCATTGCCATTCCAATTTTTTGCTTGGGTGTTAAACTATCATCATTTCTCCAAGCGTGATATCTACCCTCATTTATATGAGGATTTTTTTGTTGTCCTGTATTCCAACTATCAATTATCCATCCAAATGGAATAATATGTTTCTTGAAAGCCTTTTGAATAATTTTTTCATCTGTTCTATCACCTGTTATCTTAGTCATACTCTTACCCAACATATGAACTGCTCGTGTAAATTTTTGAAATGACTTTCCAAATTCTTTTACTAAATTTTGAGAATCATGTTTTTGTCGTTCATTTATGGATTCTTTCCTCAACTTCGGGTCTTTTGGTTCAAAATTATCAGTTCCTATGGTTGGATCTTCATGTCCACCCTCATATCCAGCCTTTCCTTTCTTAGTACCTTTTTTATTAGTACCCTTAAAGGCATGCGGAGTGTTATACTGACCACCTGCACTTGAAGTTGTACTGGCTTCGTCTATTTCTTGTTGAATTAACTCTCGAACAAGTTTACGAAATGTTTCTATATTAAGCTGTGACATTGTGTAGTTCCTTGATGAGTTCATAATACCTCATTAAAGACACAACCTGATTATCCTTGACTATTTTACCTCTCTTGATAGTATCTACTTGTTTGATAGCTTCTGATAATTTTATTTTTGTAATATCATCATCCACTTTAGGTAAAATTTTGTTAAGAATTTGTTTTACTTTATTCACTTCACCATTTATGAATTCTCTTAGTGAATTAGTATTGGAAATATTGTTGATATACTCTTTTAACAAGTTTCTTTGCATAGAATTTAACTTCTTATACTTACCATTAAAATTATCTACCATTAATTGATAAGAAAGTAATCTTAAATCTTTATCTTCACCTTTGAATTCAGTAAGTACTTGACTTTCTGTATTTTTTGGTTTAGTCTTATTACGAGTAATATGTTCTATAATAGAAAAAGTACTCTCTACTTCCTCTGATGGGTTTACGATAGGTGTAGTTTCTACGATAAATTTCTTATATATTGAAGCATACACTTTGTAGTTAGGAATTCGTGCCCTAAAGAAATCTTCTACAACATAATTCTCCTTAATCTCTTTAATAAGATTATACTTTTCAGTACGAAGTTTCTTATTCTGTAACTTTTGTCTTGCCTTCACTACTGCATCGACTAACTTTTCCGCTTTGTGTGAAGAATTGTAATTCTCTTTCAACAAAACTTGGTATAATTGATTTTCTTTACCGAGTTCTGTCTTTTCGTTAAAGAATTTTTTTAGCATCTCGACAGATTTACTTTTATCATCACCATTCATTACATCTACGGTGATTTGACGGGATATTAATTCAAAAAGAATTCCCGTATTTTTAATCTTCGAGTGTTTTACTCGTTGGGCCATATCTAATGCTCCTAATTTGTATAGTTCTTCATCTATAAATATAAAAACTTCTAATAATTCGTCATTTAAGTATCACTTAAAGACGAAGATACCTCATTTTTATATTCTTGTTCCACATCAGTCGTTTCTACCAATATCTTTTGGTCTACTCGACTTACTTTACCTAAACTTTTCTTTAATGCGTCGTAATGTGCTAATGCAATTCCATATTTTGGACTTCCACTACTACCTTTTCGTCTATCATGACTCCCAAGTGGATCACGACCTCTCACACTTGAGTCCTTTCCGTGTTTAGGACCTTCCTTTGGACGACCGCTTCCTGGCCAACCATCATCTGGCATTTCCATTTCTAATTCTCGACTTGTTCTTGCTGTTCTTGCTCCTGGTGGTTGTGGTCCAGGTACTCCTGGCATTTCACCTTCTGCTCCACCAGCGTCCATCATCGCTCCTTGAGTTCCAACGGCTTCATTACTTTGAACTGGGTCATTACCTTCCATTTCAATCTGTGACCATCTAAACTTTCGTTTTTGGTCATCTAAAAGTCCAAGTCTTACTTGTTCTTTTTCTTCCTCTGTAAATTTAAATACATTATCATAAATCCATTCAGTATCTGCTATTTTAGCGTCCATTAAACTTGAAGCAAGACTCTGTTTATTATTCCACAATTCAATTTTTTCTTCTTCATATATTGTAGATGGACTCTTTAAATTTAACTCAAAATTAACAAGTTCTTCATCTGTATATCCTTGTGCATATAAATGAACTATTGCAATTTTTGTTAATTCACTAACAACAATTCTTTGTATTCTTTCGATAGTTCGTGCAAATCTTACATCTTCTGCTGCTAATGTTGCTTTACTACCTGCAGCTTCATCATATCCAAGAAATGCCTTAGGTATTTTTAGTGCCGCTAATAATTTATTTTTTAAATATTCAATATCTTCTGTAGCTTCATATGTCAATCCAGGTAAAGAATCTATTTGTGTTCCACTATCTCCACCACGAACTGGTAAAAAGAAATCCTCTGTAAGATTTTGGATATTATATTTTAAATTATAATCTCCTGTTGTAGTATCTATTACAGGAGTCTTTTTCATCTTATTTATTACCTTTTGCATAAAAGTTTCAACTTCTGCAGGTGGTATGTTTCCTATATCAATTTTGAATACTCTCTTTTCGGGTGCTCTCATAATTCTATGAATCAACATAGCATCTTCCATAAGACTTAATTGTTTCCAAATCTTACGACCACCCTCAATCATACCTTTACCATAAGGTAAGAAATTTGCATCTGATAGTAATCTAAAATGTGCTATCTCATAATTTTGTAATTCTTTATTTCCACTCATAGAAGAACTATGTCGTGAATCACCTTCTTCAACTATAAATGTTGTTAAATATGGATTATCTGGATCTTCTCCCTCAACACGAGTAACATCGTAAGCTGAAAGTGGAACTACATTTGTAATACCATACTTTTCTTTGATATCTAAAAATAGATAAAAATCTCCATATTTACATAAATTACGAACCCATGGCCATAGATTAAATTCTATATTTAATATATCATAAAAAAGATTATGTAGAATATCATGAATATTTTCATTGTCTGAATTAATTTCTAAAATTTTACCATACTCATTTTTCATTGTGGATTCGTCTGAATATACATCAAGTGCACTTGATATAATCGCATCATTATCCATTTCTTCATAATCTCTGAACAATGCTAATCGTTGTGCCTGAAAACTAATTGCCTGTGAATGTCCATATCCACCTGTTGTTAAATTAGTATGTAATCTTGACCATCTATCTACAAGACTATTTCTTTGAGCACTTTGTACTCTGTCTGTATCGGCAATCTTTAACTTTCTACCACCTGCATGTCTTACGATTACATTTGTGGAAAAAAGTCGTTGTAGTCTTGCTCTTAAACTTGTTTGTGCCATTTTATCCTCTTATTATTTTATTAACCAAGTTAGATCTTCTTTTGTATTTCCAGTTTCCATTACCCAATCATCCGTTTGATTATCGGTCTGTGTGTAAACTGCTTCATAATCTAACATTTTATTTAGGACTGTTTTTTGTAGGGCAATTCCTTCTGCGTTCAACCTTAGTGCAGTATCTCTTACCCACAATCCAATTGCCAAACTCATTGCAAGGTCATCATTATATCCTTCCATTGCTTCAGCTCTGTTGTTGTGCCATATAAACACAAATAATTCATCAATCAATCTGTCCGAATGAACGATAACAGATTTTTCTCTGAAATATTCTTCTAATTTCGCTATTACTAATGGTCTTGTTTTCATTGTCATTGAAAAACCAGGAACCATTTGTCTTTCGGAATTTCTATATCGGTTTGTTACTTGTCTTGCGACATCAACATACCTTAAATCTTTACTTGTATAAAATAGATTATCATATTCTCTATCAATTACTTGTTGAATTGCTGCCCAACCAATACTTGAGTTCTCAATCACAAGTAATGCGTTGTTATACTCCATAGCAGTATTCATACATAAATTACCAAAATCTTTGGTAGAAATCTTTCCCTTGTACTCTGCAACTTGTTCCATACTCTCTATTTCTATTACATGAAATGCAGAAAAGTCGGCACCATCACCACGGGCGACATCGGCTGCCACTACATAACTTTTTGTATAATCTGGCTGTCTAAATATCCACAAGTTACTATCTATTCCTCGTTTCTCAACTGCTTCTTCAATTTGTGTCTTTTTATATTCTTCAAGAATTCGTGCGTCAATAACACCTTGACCAGAGGTGATGAAGTCACAATCACATTCTTGTGCTGCTCCACTCGGT